TTTTTGACTCTTTTTTCTCAGGCAAATATACGTGCTTTTGATTTGCCATAATAGCTAAACCCGAACTAATTGATGCATCAAACTTAGTTCTGTCGTTTACATCGAATTTAGCCCAATCTTGAAGCGTTCTATTGAACTGCATTTCGCCTATTTCATCCGGACTTCTGTAGATTCCTTCTGTGTCAAATCCCACAAATTTTTCAATGTAAGTCTCAATAGCTGTAGCGTGTGCTTGCTTCACATCCTCACTTGAGTTAGGTATACCACCAATCTCTCGCTCAGTAAATGATAGCTTATTAGCGTGCTTGTCTGGCCTGTTCATCGAGAAGCCTCTATAGCCACGGTTCTTAAAGTGGTATAGTAATCTGGCTTTATTATTCTCTGCAAGTATTGGCATTCCATAAAACACACACGCCATCAACACCTCTTCAAAGAATATCTCCGCTGTCTGTGGACGAGCAATGTATTCTAAAAAAAATTGGTTAGATGGAGCGTTCGCCATATTATACTTAGTTAGTCCATGCAATGACCCATTTGATCCACCAAAAGTTGCACCTGAGATATCATAAGGGTCACATCCAAATGCACCAATATGCTCATTACCAGGATACTTCTTGCCATTCTTGGTAATATAGTTATTACGTGTAGCCATGTCAGGTATCCACGATACTAAGAATCGACCATTCTTATCTGGTGTCCAAATAACCTCCGTGTCCTTCTCTCCATTCTTCCAGTGAAAATATCCCTTGGTCAAAACTCTATCTTGAATCAGACCATCATTGTAGTCAATCTGCTGATAGATTTTAGTTAGATTAAATAAAGAGGACTTGGTCTCATCACGGAAGGCGTGAGACTCTGTTCTAGGGAACTGACGGTAGTGTTCGTTCAACGCATCAGGATCACTCTTTAATGAGTCAACCTCATTCTTCCAGTTAGTGATAACACCATCTGTGATAAGTTCTCCTTGCTGTGCTGACTTAATTGCTTTCTCTGGGTCTTCTAAGACTGCGTGACCAAACTCGTCAATGTATCCCTCATAGTTATAATCCATTGGAATAAATAATGAGTATAAACCCGACTTAGTCTGACCATTCGCATTTCTCTTTTTGACATCTGAGTCATAGTATAGCTTTTTATAGTTCTCTCCACCTTTGTCAAGTGCGTTGGATGTAGAACCCATCATACACTTACCAATAATCCTAGAACCCAAACGAAGACAAGTCTTTCTAACTCGCCAACCATTTAAGATGCTTAATGGTCTTTCTAACTTGGCAGCCTCGTCCTCGATAAGTAGCTTAAGCTTCTGACCGTCAAAGGAGTTGTCGGCTGTGTTCTTCCAAGTAATGGTGGTATCTAAACCATCAATCTCTTCCTCCTCCTCTTTGTCCATGTTCTTACGAGTGATCTTAGAAGATGGCACACGGAAGGCTAACTCAGTTACTGGTGATGAGTTACCATCACGAGTAGGCATAAAGAAGAAAGGATAGTTGTTGATAATAGGCACAACCTTTCCTGTAAACATCATCTTAGCATCGGTACCTGTCTTAGACATAATACCTATGCTCGAGTCTCTAGTTGATGTAGCAATATTAATAACCTCCGAGGATGCCATAAAGGAGAATCCTGAACGACGGTTCTTAAGATAGCACATACCAAAACACCTGTTATCTACCTTACAAGCTTCCCAGAATAAATAAAATATTCTGTTAGCTTCACGAAAATCAGGGTGACCTACGTCAGTCTTGGACCACTGTAAATATACATAATGTGAGCCAGTTATATAAGTAGGGGTGGAGTTGTTAATAAACCAATAGCCTAAGTCTCTGCGTTTAAATTCTTCTTCAATGTAATCTACCCATTGAGATTTAAATGCTGTGTCACGACGGTTCCAATCAAACTGTGTCTTGATTCTTGATAGCTCACGAGGTAGCTCTTCTACATGCCACTTGTTGTATTTGTAATCTATTTTCTCAGGCACGGCAGGCAAACCAACACGTAAGTTCTGTATGTCATAGATATCACCTAGCGTTCCATCCTTGGACACAATAACTATATCATATTCTTGATTATAACCAGGTGCCCAATCCTTCTTAGCATTACGCTTCTTAAGAATCTTCTCAGGCACAGGATTTTCTACTATCTGATATAAACTCATATTATTTTCAAAAAGGCTACTTGTACAATTCGTGAGTCATCCCCACTACCATAATTATTGAAAATATTTCTCGAATGAGGTATGTTGGAGTCAAATATAAATAGCCTATTGAACTTAGCATTTGTGATTAATATTGGCTCGTGGTTCTCATCGTACAAAGTTGTACCGTCTTCTTCTGGATGGTTCTTGGTTAGATAAAGAATAGCGGTGATGTCACCCATCATCTCATCTGAATGTATAAAGTTTGGCTCCTGCTGACCCTCGGGTGATATGCGAACAAAGTTGTAAGCTACCTGACAGCCTGGGTATAGACTTAAAAGCAATGCACCAAACTCATCGTTATCTCTAGGTTGAATACCTTTAAATAACTGTGTACCTACAGGGATGTCATAAAACTCACCACTTAAGATGTCAGCTAGATGCTCTTCTGGCTTAGGCATAAAATTATCTACGACCATTCTATTTAATTTTAGTTGCAAACTTCTCAGCAAATCCCTTATTGGATATGTTCTTTTCAATGACGATACCCTCAATGATATTGCTCTCCTCTTCTACTCTTTTAAGAATCTCAAAAGCATCCATGATTGCTAATTTTTTGGCAGCCGCTGCATTCTTTAATTTATCAGCACTTAGATCATCGTCTAAATGTGTGACAATCTTCTCCTCTGCGACCTTTATCAACTCCTCCACTGCTTTGTACCCTGAGTCAATAATACGTCTTTTTAAGTCGGTTATTTTGCTCATAATAATATGTTGATATTTTTAGTGTACATGCGGTACACCTTCTCCCCATCAATCTCAAATGGATACTCAGACTCGGGTTCAAAGGCAACCTTATCGCCTTCGTTCAACCCTAAGTCTAGCACCTCTTGATTAGCATACTTAATGATGCCAACTAATGGCTTCTCAGTATCCGTGGTCATAATGCCCTCATGGTCATTCTCTACCGGAGACACAAAGACATATCTACCTACACCTATCCATTTGCCATTAGGCTTCTTGTAGGCATATGGGTCTTCAACAAAGAATAGATTCTCTTGGAAGTGATTCCAAGAAGACCTCTCTCTTCCCTTCATGTCATAATAGTACTTGAACGTGTTGTGGTGCACAATGATGGTGTCACCGGGCTCTATTGGACCTTCATAGCCAATGGGTGTAGAAATGACAATGGCCTCTCTCATGGAGGCCAAATGGTCTTCTTTGGAAGTAGAGATAACTATCTCACCACGAGTGTTGTCATATCGCTTACCCTCTCGAGGGCTTACAATATAAAAAAATGGGGACTTCATTAGAAATCTATATTATATTCAATTGAGAATGGCATGTTGCCATTAATTTTTTTCCATAATACCACTTCATTATCTCTCTCAATATAAATCTCGATGTCTGCACTCTCGAGTTGCTTGATAAGATGAATGATGTAGTTCCCTTGAAGTACAGATTGACCATGCATATAATTCATGGCATTCTTATAATCTGCACCAAGGGATAGCTTGCGGATAATCATTACTCCTTAATTTCTCCAGAAGACAAATCAATAACTACGTCACCGTACTTAGCTTGAAGTTCTTCTTGGATAGTTGTCAATTCTTCTCCTGCTTGGTCTGCGTTAAATAACACAGCCTTCTTCTTGGATTCTAATCGGTAGATAGAAATCTCAATGTCAGCAATAGTAGTACGAGCTTCACGCAAGTTTGTGCTTGCTTGCTTTAAACGCTCTAATTCTTGTTCTTCGATGTTAGCCATTATTCTTGAATTAATTTTAATAAAATGTTATAGTTTTCTGTTGTCTTTACTTCCTCGATGTCCTTAGGAGCCAAAGGCGTGTACTCAATCTCTATGGTCTCAGAAAGAATCTCAGAGTATTCTCTTTGAAAGTCTAAGAACTTTGGATTGATTTCACCTGACTCTAAGTGTGTAGATACATTGTAATTACCTTCAACTTCTTCTCCGTACTTAACTATTAAGTCATCGTGTAGTTTTCCTACAGTTTCTTTTTCTGACTTTAGCTTTTCAACCAAAGAGCTCATGCGGTATCTTACAAGCATACTAATATTCTGCTTAAGGAATCCGTCTAAGACTTTCTCTTTTGTCTGTGGATTTACGAAGCCATTGATCTCGGCTTCTAATTCTAAAACTTGAGCAAGCGTTAAATTAATTTTTTCCATTAGATTATTATTTTTTTGTAAAGTTAAACAATAGGTTGATCACCTGCAACAATTTCTTGCTCAATTGTAGGTGTAGGCCATGGGTTCGGTAATACGATAATTGGTGGGTTAATTTGATTCTCAATTTGAGCATCCAAGTTTGCATTCAATGCTTCTACGTCATTACCTGCATCTAACCATCCGCATACTTGCTCAAATGTCAAGTCTGGGTAAGCAGTAAAGTCTGTCTCTGATGGAGTTTGGCAACCCATTGCACCATACGTATCAGCATAGTAAGTCTTGTCGCCATCTACTGCTGTAGCGTTGCGACGCCAGTGAACAGTAACCACTACATCTATTAAATTTCCTTCTTGTGGCTTAGTGTCCATTTGTGACACGACCCAATTGTACGTTGTTGTCATGTTATTTGTTTATTAATTGTTTTAGTTCTTCTATTTGAGATTGTTGCTCTTGTATTGCCTTTACCAATGTAGCATAAATAGCATCCTTCTCTAATCCTAAATATTTTACATCTTCTCCAAATTCTTTAATTGCTTCTGGCATAATTTCTTGTACCTCTTGAGCAATAAATCCAAATTGAATACCTTGGTTTATTGTATCTTCTTTCCAAGTATAATTAACAGGTCTTAAATCCATTATCTCTTTTAAACCCCAAGAAATATTTGTGATATTATCTTTTAATCTCGTGTCAGATGGATTAGTATTTGTTAAAGTTCCACCACTTGAATATACTGTACCAGTTCCCAATGATGCCGAATACATACTTCCTCCATTTGCATTTAATGCTATTACCGTAGTTCCTGAAGTATTAAATAAAGCTAAACCAACGTTTGCTGGACTACCTGAGTAAGAATTATAAAACTGAATTTTAGAACTGCTTTGCCCAGTAAAAATTAGGTTACCAGTGCTATCAATTCGCATACGTTCGGTAGGAGATGTAGCTCCAGCTGCTGAAGTTTGGAAGCTCATAAAACCTGAACTATCAAAACTTATTGCATTTTGGGCATAACTAGTACTATCGGCATTTTGTGAGCCATTATAAAACCAATTGGAAGTTATATAGAAATTATTTGCAAACATCCCAATATGACCTTTAATAGAATTACCTGTACTAAAAAAGTCCATTGTAGATGTTGTACCTCCAGTTGATTGTACTGACAATAAATTACTCGGCGAAGTCGTCCCTATTCCAACATTCCCACCGCTAGTAATCCGCATACGTTCTAGTAAATTATTATTATCATCTGTTGCAAATGATAAATAACCTAAAGCACTTCCTGCACCTGTGGTTTCCTTCTTGCCAAAAATTGCTGCATAAGTATATATTTCAGCATTATTTGCAGTACCTCCAAAAGTAAGCGAACCTCCCATATTTTGAGCTTCACTATTAGTAGTGTAAATATTTAAATTCCCATAACTACGAAATGCGCCACCAACCGCATAATTACTTCCTGCTATTGTTAGTAAAGAATTTGGTGCCGTCGTTCCAATTCCCACATTCCCCCCGCTAGTAATCCGCATACGTTCGGTATCCTGTGTAAGAAAAACATATGGAACTGCTGCAGTAGTATTAAAATTAATTGCACTTCCTCCAGCGTAAATATTAACACTTGAACTATTATCTGAAGCAGTTAATCTTAATAAACCTCCATTTCCTCCACTTTTACCATTTATATGTAAAGTAGTATATCCCGAGTAATCAGTTGGCGCATTCGTTCCTATTCCTACGTTGCCTGCGGAAGTAATCCGCATCTTCTCATTTAATCCTACGTTTGCCGTATATACTTGAAATATTAATCCTCTTTGGTCTCCTGCTCCATCTCTAATTGAGTACAAACCAGTATAGGTGGTACCGCTACTCTGAGATGTTATAATAGGAGAAATAGTATTTTGAGTTCCTGAAGTTTCAATACTTAGTAAAGTCTGTGGCGAAGTCGTTCCGATTCCTACCATGCCACCATTAGATATATATAATCTTTTAGTAAACGAAGTGCCTGTCTGTGTTGTAGATTGTCCTATTGAAAAATCGCCATAAGCTACATCGTCATTTATAATCCTCCAAGTTCTAGAGGCAGCATTTGCAGTAGAATATGTAAATTGTAAAAAACCACTAGAACCTGCACTAGATGGTAAATACATCTGTGTCGCCGTAACACTACTTGAAAACGTGGCTGCCCCTGTGGAGGCAATAAGTAAATGGTCAGCTCCTCCTCCATTAGATAAAGCAAAAAATCCACTATTGCTTGTTAAATATATTGGATTAGTCCCTGCACTCGACCTTAAAATTAAAGCACCACCTGCATAAGTATTTGCACCTGCTGTTGCAGTTACACTACTCGAAAACGTAGCAGTAGTCCCACTCAAAGCTCCTGTAAGTGTACCACCTGATAAAGGCAAATAAGCATTTGAATCTAAAGTTCCGTCAGCTTTAACAAACTGAGAAGATGTGCCCGTAACATAAGAAACTGTTGTTGCTGACATCCTAACAAAGCCATTCCCATTCAATAATGTTTGCTTGTTATTAAATGTTGTCCAATCGCCATTAGAAAGCAAGCCTCTGTTAGTTGCACTAGCAGTTGGAAGATTCAATGTAATCTCACCTGTTGTTGTAATAGGAGAGTTAGAAATGTTAGCATCTGTACCAGATGTTCCTAACGCAAGCCCAATAGATGTAACTGTACCTACTGACCAAGTACGGTTAGCAGATAAATCGTATCCCGTACCATTGATAGTAAGCGTGGTCGCAGCATTTGCTGGTGTGTAACCAAGTGTTGTTGCAATAGACTTCTTCTCCCAAAGAGATGTAGTCGTATTGTAAGCAATGATATCATTGTTTGCAGGATTCCTAGCAGATACGTTATGAAGCTCATCTAGCTCATAGCCATTCTGGATATTAACCTCGATTTGTCCTTGAGTCGGATGTGATCTAGTTATAATACCAATATATACTAAATGATTAGGAGCATATTGCTTAACGGTGGTGTAAGCACCAGCTACTGTAGACGAAAGATACAATTGATCTCCTTCGTCAAATGCAGAAGTATTCAATCCGGTTAAATCGCCTATACAAACAACATTACCGTTTGCTTCATTTGCGATATCAGCCTGAACTAAACCAAATGTTTGAGCAGATGTAGTATCGCCAGTAGCAATAGCTTTTGAAACTGTTGGCCTATTACCAGTTGCCCCACTAATATAAATTACCGTTCCTTTTGTTAGTGTTGCTCCTGTATTATTTCTAATACCACGAATTAACGTGGATGCCGTAGACATTGATGGGAATGTAACTAAGCTACCATCTCCTGCAATGTATTGAGTTGTATCACCAGCACCTGTTACAGTAAGTGTACCTGCGGTAGTTACAGGACTATTAGTTACAGTAAAAGCAGATGGCATACTTAAGCCAACTGATGTAACTGAGCCACCACCACTAGTACTAGAGATAACCCCTGTTGTAGAGTTATAAGCAATTCCAGAACCAGCACTAATAGATGCTCTAGCTCTAGCTGTAGTAAAGTATAAATTAGTTGTACCCTCAGTTACTAAATCTGTGTTGTAATCACCACTTTGAGCAACTACTGTTCCAAAGCGACCAAACACACTAGTCACTGACTCAGTGTTATCAATTTTAATCCAACCTGTAGCTGACTTAACTGCTAAGTCATTAACCAACCAATCAGTAATGCCACCTAAGTTCGTATTACCAGCAACAGATACTCTCCAAGCAAAACCTGTCTGAGTAGTTGCTGTGATGTCAGGTACGTTAGTAGCAGCATTCCAATCCCCTTGTAAAATAATTCCTCCTGCAGTTGCACTGTCAACATAAACCTTAACCGCATTCTGAGTAGGGTATAAAGTAGCACTTGTTCCTAAGGCTGTGTTATTTGACTTGTTAGCAACATTCTCAGGAGTGAATCCTAATGCATCTGTAACATCTGTGGATGTCAATGTAATAGCACCCGTACGAGTGTTGAACGATGTCACACCACCTTGGTACTGAGGGATATTTAAAATACCTGTAGATGAGCTATAAGTAGCTGGACCACTTGTACCTGTAGTAGTAAGTGATATAGCCCCACGAGCACGCGCAGTAGTAAAGTATAAATTATCACCCTCTGTAACTAATGTTGTAGTATAATCTCCTGATTGAGCGACTACAGCACCTGTGCGTCCAAATACAGACGTTACAAGATTGGTGTTATCATCAGTCCAAGAAGCAGTAATAGTACCACCGTCCTGCTTATTAAGTGTTAGTGTTTTAGTTGTTGTACCTGTAACAGCAGCAGAAGTAATACTACGGTTGTAAGCAGTATTCCATTGACTCGACTGTGAGGTAGTAGGAATAAAATATCCAGTAGTAAGCGAGAATATACCTGTGGTATTACTATAGTCAATTCCTGTAATAGAACTACTAATTACGTTACGAGCTCTTTGGTCAGTAAAATAAAGATTGGTGCCTTCTGCAACCGGAGTTGTTGTTAGGTTTTGCCAAGTTTTATCACCTCTCCAATATTGAGAAGTAGTACCTGGTGTAACAAATGATTCCTTACTATTAAAAGTAGTCCAATCAGTTGAACTTAAGTATCCATTTTGTGTAGCACTAGATAATTGTATAGAAAACACACCGGTTGTGCTATTATAAAGCAAAGGAGTTGTCGCAGAAACGGATCCTCTAGCACGAGCAGTTGTAAAGTACAAGTTTGTACCCTCTGTAACTAATGTGGTGGTATAGTCACCCGACTGAGCTACAATAGCTCCCGTACGACCAAATACAGATAGAACTGTATCGGTATTCTGGTCTACCCAAGAAGCAGTAATTGTACCGCCATCTTGCTTGTTTAATGTTAATGTCTTTGTTGTTGTGCCTGTTACTGAAGCACTAACTAAACTTCTATTATATGCTGTATTCCAATTAGTATTGGTAGTAGGGTCAAGAGATATAACAACATCGTTATCACCTGTTGCAATAATAGGGAATGTGGCTTCAAGGCTAGTTACTACATTAGCTCCAGACCAAAAGCCAAATACTAAAGATTCTCCCTCTAAAATAGACCCTGATGTTCCACTAACAAATTCTAAATCTAGTAAAAAGAACCACTCTGTGTCAGGCGTTACCGCAACAACATTATAGATGGCATATTGACTAGGACCAGAAGGTACGTGAACTAAAATGGCTTGACCAACCCATTCATTAATAATGAATGTCCTAGGCATTGTATTAGCCATTGTTAAGGCAGAAACCCTTAATGGCTCGGCAGCCAATCCAGTAATACTAATATTCTGTGCTACACGGTCAATCTGCTGAAAGCTCTTTTCGGCTTGAGGCTGAGTAGTAGAGTATGGGGCATACTGCCACGAGAAACTGCCTGTGTCAATGATAGCAGTTCTATTGAAGTAGTCAGCGACTGCGTTAGCCGTGAAGTTTTTAGTGGCAAGGTTTTCTGTATTAGCATCTGTCCCGATCCACTTATCGAGTCCAGTAACAAATGTATCCCTTGGGTAAGTACTAATTCTAGCGCACATAGGCCGTATATCAATTTATTATCTAGCAAAAATACGAAAAAGAAGTTACAAATTTATTTTGGTACCTATCATGCCAAGATACGACTGAGGTACGATGGGATTGGTATTAAACCCTGTCTTTAAGGCAAAGTTAAATTTGAATCTTTTAGTAATTGCTATATCAAATGATGCACCTGTTAGAAAGCCAATATCATTGCTTGTAACAAATGTTTTTTGTTTAGTTAAATATCCTGTTGAACTTCCAGATACGTATATATCAGGACTAATTGATACGTATTTATTTATCTTAATAGGTACGGTGTAAAATAGTAATATATTATTAGACAGATTTAACTCATCTGTAGCACCTGCAACCGAAAATGTATAGTTGGCTCCTGTGGTACCATACTTGCCCATGGGAAGGATATAAGCAGCCGTTGCGAAGCCTAACACATTTCCTCCTAAATAAACACCTGTAACGCCAAAGTTTGAGATAGACTCTAACTTGCCTTCGTTAAAATTCATTAGGGTATACCGACCACCTATTGCAAATTGGTCAAAGGTTGACCATATCATAGAATTAATACCCCATGATGAGTTACCCATCATAGATGCTTGGCTCATGCCAACACTAGCAATAATAGATACTACTTCGCTAGATGGAGCGACCGTAAAATCCGAAGAATAAATAATTGGATTTTGCGAAGCAGACTTGGCTTTACTCTCGCTTTTCTTGCTTGACTTTTCTTCACTTTTACTTTCTGTTTTAGTTTCTGATTTTGTTTCTGCTGCTGGTGTAGCCGCACTTGTTGCTGCTGATGTAGCTGCGCTTGTTGCTGTAGCAGTCGCTGCACTTGTTGCTGCAGCTACCGCTTGTTGTACTGCGTTAGTAACTGTTTGCTGAACCGCAAGTGTTGCTTGTGGGCAAGGATAATTAATTGTTAACTCATTTATCCAAGCTTGTAGGGCTCCACTTGTAATATCGCTTGCCGTCACTACCTTGTACTGTCCTCGGTAGACCACGGTAGTCTTTCCACCCATCAGTGGGACCACTACAGTTGTTACGTTCCCACTGCACGGATCCACAAACACCTGTGTAAGTGCTTGAGCTGAGGTAACTGTGGGTAATATAAGTATGAGTATAACTATTAACCATCTCATTTAAAGATTTTCTTTTTAATCATCCGCACAATAATTTTACTAGCGGCATTCTCCAACGCTTTTTTAGTAGTTGTACCTATAGTGGATTGATTAAATTTAATTTCTGCAAAGTTTCCGTCATTCATTAATGTTGCTTCACGAGTTGTCTTAGCTTCGCCTAAGCCCGAGCCTGTAAAGTATTCTCCTGTCTCTGCGTTAACAAACTTAACTTGAAGACCAAGTCTTGTAACTACAGTTTGCTTGGTGCCATCTCTTAAACTAATCGACTCATCTTCACTAACCGAGAAGTCATAGCACTCAATGTAAACAAAGTACTGAGCAAGTTTAATCTTGCCTCTACCGTCTAATTTGTTCTCAGATATACCAGCCTGCGATGCTTGGAACTGGCGAACCATTCTCTGTTTAATCTCGCCCTTATCCTCGGTAAATGTGAAGCGATTGGTCTCTTCCAAGAACTCAACCACAATGTTAGTTACACCTAATCCAACACGCTTATCTTTTAGTTCTGGATAAGAAGCATACACTTCTTCGTTAATGCCAATTGATAATAGCTGGATAGGTATCTTAGGCCCATCATATTCCATCAATGAGTCAATATTAATCTTCTTTTCAAAAGATGCTGTGTATGACTCAGTTTTGGTCGTAGCAATCTGCCCAAAGGATGCAAACGACAAGAGCAATAAGCATATACTCCATCTTACCATTGTGGTGCTTTCTCTAATTCTTCTTTCTCTGTAGCAGGTTTTGCTTTTGCTGGCTTCTCTACAACACGCTCAACAATCTTTGTTCCGCCTGTGTTAGCCACTTGCTTTTGCTGCTGAGTGTTGTTAGTAGTAATATTAATTACTGGAGCAGGTGCAGATACTGGTGCTGCCACCTCTGTCTCTGAATCACCTGTTAATTGCTTTGTTACATAGCCACCTATTCCTAGTGCTATTGTGCTTGCTAATCCAATAAGGATGCTTTTTAATGATCCTCCTTCTTTTTCTTCTGACATGTTATAAATAGTTATTGTGGTTAATTGGTCTTTTAATTTCTTCTCCTGATATATTAATTACTTTCAAGTCATACATGCCACGCTTTAGTGTGTCCATGTCAATCTTCTTGTAACTAATAGGCGAGTCAGCTGTAAAGCCTAGTTTTTTTACTGGTTCTTTGCCTCCAAAAGTATATACTTCTAGTAAATACTTCGCTCCTGGTGTTGTAGCAATACTAACCTCCAATACTTTATCTTTTACAATAGCTGAGTTAACAACCATTACTTTAGACTCAGCACCTAAATTAATAGGCTGCTCAAGCACATTAATTTCTTCACACGAAATTACAAGCAACAAAAATAAGAATATTATTAATCTCTTCATCTTAAAATAGGTTATATCCGGTTAACTTAATCGAATCAGTTGACAAATTAATACCTAATTGGTAGCCAGTCTTAGAACTTGCGTCCATGTTAGGTGTTACTTTTATGTACGTATTAATATCTAATGGGTTGACCAAAGAACTAAAGCGTAACTTGAACGGAGTTAACTCTCCTGTAATAGGCGTCTTTAATTCTTTATCTAATGACCCAAATTTAACCTTGCCTTCTTTATTATCTACAAAGGTATACCAAGTATTGGGAACATCATTTATGATTTGCTCAAACTTCACCTTAGTTGGATCGTAAGTAAACTCAAACTGCAACGCTGACACCTGCTTACTATTAGTGTTAATTTTAATAGGAATCTCAATTGTATTAGATGTAATGGTCACATTCTTTAAACTCACATCAATCCCCTCTTGTGTATTAATTAATAGATTTGCTGTTTTAGATTTAGCAAGGTTCTTTTTTAAACTAGGAATAGCGTTGGTTGCGATTGACCCACCTATAATGACCTGAGAGCTGTGGCTACGGTTAATATCGCCTGGTATTACATAGCGTAATTTTAATGGCAGGTTCTGGCCAATAAGTCCCGTCTTAAAACGGACATAGTTCTTAGGTAAGACCTTCCAAGAAGAAGCGGAGGCTTCGTTAAACTCGGCCTCAGTGAACGTTGGTGCGCTCATGTACATATCTGTTCCGGCAGCATAATTATTGGGCAGCACAATCAAATTCTCGACACCTGACACTTGGGCAAATAATTTAACTAAATCACCTCCGTCAAACTTCTTATTAAAGTTCACATCTGATGCATAGTATCCCATACCTGTGATGATATTCTGATTGCGGAAGGTGCCATCTAAGTTTTGTGTTGCAAACTCAGCCTGTGCCGTTGTGTAGTCCGATACAGTTACCGCTGCTGCAGACAAGTCTTCTACTGAGTCCATATTAAACAGCGTTCTAACATGATAGACTGTATTGGGATTAAACCTAGTTTGATCCACCGGTATAGTTCCATCAGATAAGGCATCTACCAAATAAGTTTGGTTAGTAACTGAGTCAGTGAACGCTATTCTATGTAAAGAGAAGTTGTCAACATTTGCATTGGCATCAATAGACGCTGTCACATACTTGCTTGCTGTTGGATCAAGCATAATTACATTATTAAGCGGAGTAGTCATTAATGTTGATCCGCTTGTACCATTTTGGTTGTATGCTGCAGCAAAGTTCATTACAATAGGATCCCAAGCGAAGCCTGGTGCTGTGGTCTTTAATTTAAAGTGAAGTATAATTAATCTGTCCTTGCCTAAGCCACCCTGAGTAACAGCCCAGTTTAAATAGACACGAAGGATAGACTTAGGTCCACCTTGTGCATAATTATAGTTAGCATTCTGGTATCTAATGTTACCATCTGCTACACTATTAGATTGTGTTGGAAACCAAGAGTATCCTGGGTAGTCTTGATGGGTCATACTAATCTGTGACCCAGAAGGCATAATTCCACCATTACCCATAGTGCCAGTGTGGTCCACTCCTAATAACTGGAAGGCTGTGTTGGTGTACTCAAAGTCAAAGTACAACGAGCGAACAGATGTATTATTATTACCATCAGCATACACCACAACATCAAAGTTCTCTCCCTTATTTAGAACCGTTCCAGATAAGTTTGTGTTTGTTGGAGTGGTTGGGAAGTAAAGTTTTACCGTTTGAGCATAAGTGTTTGTTACAAATACACATAAAAAGGTAACAAGAAATAGTTTTTTCATTATAGAAGTTTGTTAATCAAAGTGTTACAAGTTTTTTTCAAAGCTGTACTTAAGTTCGTTTGATTAAATTTACCTCCAGTGTCAACCAGCAAAGTTGACATTGATACCTCATCTGCAGATTCTTCTGCGATTACTTTTCTTAATACCTTGCCGTTCTTAATGATTTCACCCTTCATTCTGATCACCACCGACTCTTTGTCACTATGGAACACAGATAGATTAGATTGAGTCTTTAAAACATCAAAGTATATAATTTGCACTTTTAATTGCATATCAGAATTGTGCGTTAAGTCTAATCCTCTTTCTGATACCAATTCTTCTAATATATTCTGTACACCAAACTCTAACTCTCTATTGCCAGCCATCTTACCCACAACCACTTTGTTCTCTACAGGCAAAACAGTTATCTCATTGTTAATCAAGTTATCTATAACAAAGTATGTGGGTGTCACAAATGACACACATAAAAAAAATACTACAATAAGGTTGAATAGTCTCATATCAAAAAAAGGCAAGTTATCCTTGCCCTCTACTTCTTTTTGTTCTCTTGTCTTTTGGTCCTGATGTCTTGGAGTGTTTACCCTTACGACGGACACCGAAGGTAATTTTCTTTGCTTCGGATGATGCTTTTGCTTTTGCCATTAGGTTAGTAGGTTATAGTATTCTTTAAAATGCTTCTGTCTATCTGCTAGGCCAATTGTCCCGCCATTTACTCTTTTAGTTACCAAAGTTACAACATCTGGCGAACTACCTTTGTCGCATATGGACCACAGATTATTCTTCTTAAAAAAGAACGCTGCCGAAGCTAGTGCATACTTTGTAGCTACAAGATCCGGGTTGGCTGTAATATCATCTGCTACAGTTGCATCAAATGCTTTATAGTTTTCTTTACCAGTCAATTGGATGTAGCCTCGTCCACGATACTTCCATCCTTCACCACTAGCCTCATTGCCATTACCCATTCTATTTGCATAGACTAAATTAGCAATCTTCTCAGGCTTACGCTCGTAAGCAGTTGCTTGAGCGATAGTCTTAAAGTATTTACTAAATATACCTAGTAAGCCTTTGGCTCCGTAGTTTAAGTTTTCTTGTACTGCTTTAAAACCTCCTGACTCATGACCGCACTGTGAAAGAAAGTGTGCAAGTCTTAAAGTATTTGTGATTCCAAAAGTTACTGCCGCATCAGAAACCTGGTCAATAACATTTTGAGGGATATGCCCTTTTAATTTATCAAGTTTGAGTGCCGTGCTAACAATCATACTTGGAGCAGGTTGATTGATAATTATCGGTGCAGTATTCTGCGCTACAGGTTGTTTAAACATCTTTGCCCACGTAGCATCTCCAACAATACCGTCAGGTGTCAAGCCATGAGCTGATTGCCATCCTTTAACAGCAGCCTCAGTCTTTGGACCAAACTTACCAATAGCATCTACCCCAAGTAATTCTTGGAGTTTTGTTACCTCTTCGCCTGTTGACCCTAATTTTAATATCATTTCAATTTATAATAGTAATGCACACCGTAGATTACTGTTCCGTCAATATTTGCTCCTGCTGTGATATTATAGATATCATCCTTCTTTGTCTTGTAGATCAAGCCTGCCTGAGCACCTCTTATGCCAATGGTATTGTTAACCATGACACCAGCTCCAACATATATTTGACGGACTGGTGGTGCATATTTAGTAATAGTCTTAGTCTCTTTAACAATTGGAATGTTGAAATTATCACGCGTGCGTCTATATGCTATTTTATTTTCTTTAACTGAGTCTAGTACAGCAATGTACCCGTAAGAACCAACGCTAATTGTATCATTGTAAACAGATTTGTTTATATACAACTGCAACAATGCCATGTACTGCTCTTTCAAGCGTGCATAGTTTGTATCAGGTAGCATTTGCGGTTTAGACGCAATCTCTACAATAACCTCTTTGTATACAGGTACTTTCTTGATACGAATAGAATCGTGAATTTGCCAAGCTGTATCGTGAACGGTTATAGTATCATTTGGTCTTGTCTCAGCATTTTTGCTTCTTTCTCTCATAAAGAGAACTAGAAGCACTATGCTAAAAACAAACAGGAGAATACTAGCCTTCAGACTCTTCATATGGTTCAGTTTGGCCACCTAAGGCTTTTTGTCTTTCTGTTTCGTTTTGGCGATTCTTTACTTTCTCGAATGCTGCGATACCAAAACAACCTGCTGTTAGACCAGCGAATACTTCAAGGATAATAGGCTCAATCACAAATTGCTGACCCATATATCCAGTAACAATATCTACAAATCCGTAGATAGCTAAAATACCAAATGATAAGAAACCTAATACCGACTTCTCGTTTAAGTCATTCTCGTCTTTAAATAGATCCATTAAAGCCATTTCTCTTTTTCTTTTATAAGTTTATATAGCTTAAAGCCTGTATAGATTATTGACACAGCCAATAATGCCACACGAAGCGTAGCTTCAATAGTGGTAAACGATAACATAAGTGTTACCGTATTTAGTAATCCTATTTTCAAATCGTCTTCTGTCATTACCAGAGAGCAACAATATTAGTAGCTGCTGTTCCTGTAGCAAATACACGTACAACACGAACTTGAAGAGTTGTTCCTGCTGGAACAGATGCAAATACTACTTCGTCTCCACCGATAGTTAAAACTTTCACGTTACCTGCTCCACCAATGTAAAGGATACATCCCTCATCATTTGTGCCTCCTGATACGCTAGGAATATTAACTGTGTTTGATGGTGTGACAGCTGCCGCACGGCCAGACTGCACATAATTAAAAACTCCCATTTCTTATCTTGTTTAAGTCACAAAGTTAGTTATTTTTTTTTACCACCTCGGGCACGAATATCGCCAGGACTGTTTGACTTTGATCCGCGATTTTTACTAGCAGACTCTTCAACAACACGGCCATTCTTTTTATGGCTCATATCTTTCCCGTCCTTATCAGCATACTGACCACGGTCACGATTAATCTTATTTAGCTCAATACGCTTTTTTAGTTGCTCAGGCTTCTTGTTATAGTCAGCTTGATACTCTAATCGCTTTTTACGAGCCTCAGGATTTGCTGCGTAATATTTTGCAGTTGCCTTCATTATTACGAATACAATTATTGATTAATAAAAACAGCCCATCCACCATCTGATAATGTATTAGCAGCTGCCATTCCAGCCCCTGTGGGTGTTGCATTAGTTCCACCACTTAAATCTATAGAAAAAACATTAGGAGATGCTGCAGTTGGAACTATTGCTGCAAGCTTTATAAGTATTGCATTAACAGTTGCTTCATTTAAAATATTAGCAGAAAAAGCGTGACTCGTATTATTACTAACTGATGTTAATGAACTTAAATCTATTGATGATAAGATAGGACAAAAATTAATCTGAAATCTTCCTACTGATGTTAATGAACTTAAATTTAATGATTCCAAATTTGCGTATTGTATATTAAGAGTTCCACCAACAGAAGTTAAAGAAGGAAACTGAACTGTAGTACCAGCTGTAGATAATCCAGTGTTGGAAAAATTGACCTGTAAACCTTCGCCAACTGTTGTTAAATTTGGAGCAGATACTAAATTAGAATCGACATACTCCATTAAAAAATTTTTAGTAACATTTGTTAGACTAGGAAATCTTAATTCTTGAGAGAATATTGTTTGACTAGTTACATAATTATATATTAAACTGTTGTTAATATACTGGATCTCATCTTGTATAGTTGGGAATCCAACACCGCCACCGCCACCTGCCGTATCAACTATGTCTTGCATAGTATATGGTTCACTAATTGCGTTTAGGTTAGCTGTTTTTCTCTCTGCTAGATTTGCTTTGTCAGAAAATCCGATAAATCTTGTGTCTAAAGGTACGTTTGCCATTATTTCTTTTCTTGTTTTTTTATTTTCTTTTCTTGCTTTAGCATTTGCTTAGTAGGCTTCTTGCCTGAGCCTTTATTCTCACGGATATTATCCCAAAGCCCACGACGAGATTTTGATCCATCTTTTCTTTTTAACAATTCCATTTCTTAAGTGCTAACGCTTTTCTTGTTGGTTCGCCATTTGGCTTTTTCATTGGTCCATCGACCCCTGACATTCTTGCACAGAATGACTTGCGTCTAGCAGCATCTTTGCTGCCAGCCTTCAACTTGGACGGAGGTGTCGTAACTGCGGTTTGTAATTTACTGCCCGGATTCTCACGTCTATAAGACGCTACCCCCTTAGCATTCAATCCTCCTTTAGGATCCTTACCTTCCTTGCGACTCCACGCTGGTGTTTTCATCTTCTATTACAGTAGGTTTTCCAAATGGGAACAACTGGTTTAACTTCGCTTGACGCTGTTGGCATCCACATCCACCTTCTGGTGCGATTGCTTCTACTACAGCCTTAATGCCTGTAACCTCAGTTACCTTAGCAACTAAATCTCCTAATCCTTCCATTGTATTAAATTTTATTAGTTTACTATTTTTTCTTTTTAGGAGCTTCGTAAGTAGCAGTAATCTTTGAGTCCAAAGTTGGATCTGCGCGATATGCTTTCATTGTCTCTCTATTTTCACGATACAAAGGCTTACTAACACCTTTCTTGCCTGTTAATTCACCTGTAGCTTCATAAACAGTCTTAATGTTTTTATTGCGCTTGCTAATGTCTTCCATTACGTCTCCTTCACCCCAACCTGGCTTTCTTGAACGAAGTACGTTCGTGTCCATAGCTGGTCTAGCTGGAGCATATTTCTCCTCAACTATACCGGTCCACTCATTTGCATGAGCAGCCATCTTACTGTTTACCATGTCAATTGCAGAGTTCTTGAATCCGATTTTATCGTATCCTGCTCCAATTTTTTTCATCTCAGCTTCTGAGTACTTTGGTTTTTGCTTTGCCATTGTTTTGTTTATTAGCACATTTTTTTAACTGCCTTAGCTACCTTAGCTACTTTAACTGCTTTCTTAGCAGTTGCCATTTTTGATATACCCATAGTCGTCTTAGGCATGGGTTTAGTCATTGGTGTTTTTTCTTGCTTTGCCATATTATTTATTTTACCTACGTTACCTTTTAAAAAGCTCATTGCGCCGTCCAATGATTTAGCGGACTCATACTTTGTAGCCTTCTTGATAACGTCTTTCATTATTATTTTCCAAACAGTGATGATAGACCATTAGCAATCTTACTCATCATACCTTCTGAAGAAGGAAGTGGCATATCACGTCCTTTTGCATTAGCATTGTTCATTGCTTGGTCAGCACGAGATTTTAAACCAACAGATTTTGCTGAATCAGCAGATGCGATTTTGCTATATTTTTCTGAAATTTTCATTCGATCATTTCCACTTAAATAATTGCCAAATGGCGAATCACTCCAATGTCCAATGCGAACCTTTTTATCTCCAACTTTATTCTTTATTGCTGCTTGACCTAAATTTTTTTGTTCAGCAGAAGCTAATTTATGTAACTTGGAATTTTCCATTAAAGAATCAGCTACTTCATAAGCACGTTTGGCAGATATCTGCCCTGGTTTCATCTTTGCCATTATTTCTTTTTGTTAAACAACTGAGATGATGGAGGCAAAGGTACATCACGACCTGCAGCCGCACTGTTGATAATACCTTGGTATCTTTCTGCGATTGGTGCATAGTATGCGTTCTCTTTGCGGATGCGAGTAATACGCTCTGCAGCAGCTTTATCTTGATCTGGAGCTAGTCCTAAGTTGCGGTTTTTTTGAAGCATTGTACGCTCGTCTTCACGCTCCGCAGATGCCTTTCTCATGCCACCTACAACTTTCTTCAAATCACCAACCTTGATCATTGATTTTTTCTTATCCATAATTCTTATTATTATTTGGCAAAGATAAGTAATTTTGTAATATTAAATTCAATCAAATGATCAAAACATATATGAAGCCCAGGAATATTAAGCCTAGGGTCTTAAAGGTGCGTGAGTATAAGGTCAAGCCACTTGTTGTTAGTCGTGAAGCAGTCGACCGGGACTTTCTTAAGAACATTAAAGTAGTGCGTGCCTGGGCTCGCCATAAGCATAATATCTCCCTAGATGACTTTGAGATGATGTGCTATCTCTACTCTGAGCACTTATTTGATGGCAACCAGTTTGATCACTATGCCCAAATCTTTGGGTTCACCCAAAATAGACGCAGGGATATGATGGAGAAGGGACTAATTGTACACTTTAGAAAGCCAGAGCCTGGCAAGCGTGCCATCTATGAGCTATCCCACCAAGCCAAATCCATCATGCGTCAGGTCTATGACATGCTGCAAGGTGTTAAGCCCATCCCTAAACTATCTGACATTAAGCCTAAAAATAATAAACCCCATCACTTTGCTGTAAGGCAATATGACAGGGTCATTAAAAAGCTTAATCAAAAACTATAGCACCACCACGACATCTTTCTCAGAGATGACCGTATATAGGTCCTCATTGATGCGGATGCTGTGACCAGATGCTCTGTCGAAGTAAATGAATGAGCCTGGCTTAATGCCATCTACTAGCGATCCTTGTGATACCACGGTAGCTTTCTTGTAGCGTAGCTCATTTGTGTCCATTGCGGTCATTATCAGTCCACCCTTGGACTTTGTCTCCTCCTCCATTGGGACGATTAGAATATTCTTTCCGATTACTTTCATAACATTAATTATATTTTAGATTTCTTTACAAATTTGTAAATTTTAGTTTATATTAGTAATGCACACTTTTCAACCTGTTACATTTTGGAACGGTTTGGATTTTTAGCATTTACCTCGCCATATTGGTTTGGATTATGCACGAATGTTAGTTATGACCGTCTCTGTGGATAGTAATGTGGTAGCCACTGACACAGCGTTCTTAAGAGCTTCTTTAGTCACCTTGGTCGGGTCGATAATGCCAACGCTCATCATGTGGCAATATGCACCTGTTGCCACGTTCACACCAATGCCATCTTTTGACAACTGCTTGCCCTCATCAAAGTCAGCCCCCTCCACATCTATGCCTGCGTTAGCAAGTATTTTGATCATAGGTGATAGCATAGCCATCTGTAATATCTCGGTGCCTTTATCGGCTACCACTAAATTAGCTGCGATGTCTTTTAGTGCCACGCCACCACCTGGTAGGATGCCTTCTTCTAGTGCTGCACGCACCGCACACACCGCATCGTCCACTCTGTCCTTCTTCTCCTTCTGCTCAATGTCTGAGTTGGCCCCAACCTTGATGACACCCACACCACCACCTAGGTTAGCGATGCGCTCTTTTAAGAATTCTTTCTCAATTGACGACTCTTCTGCGCTCAACTGCTCTTGCAGCTCCGCTACCCTCTCTTCTCCCTCGCCAACTGCGTCAAATATGAGCGTATTGAACCGCCCACTGACCACTTTGTCCGCACGTCCCAGGTCATCGACCGTGACCATCATCAAATTGTCCCCTGTTTGCTCGCTAAAATACTTAGCACCGGTCGCAATTGCTATGTCCTGCATGATCTGATGGCGTTTGTAGCCAAATGACGGAGGAATGACAGTGCAAATCTTTAAATTGTTCTTGACTTTGTTGACATTTAGCGTATTTAGCGCATTCTCCTCCACTTCTCCGATGATTAGTAGCGATCTTTTACCCTGAAGTATAAACTCAATGATAGGGAGGATGTCATTTAGATTTGTAACGGCTTGGTCTGTGACCAAAATGTATGGTTTATCTAGTATAGCCTCTTGCTTTCTGGTATCTGTCACAAAGTACTTACTTGTGAAGCCCCTGTCTATCTTCATCCCACTCACCACCTCAGCATATGTCTGAGCTGTTGCCGAGTTCTCGACTGTCACCACCCCACTTAGACCAACTTGGTTGTACGCATCAGCAATAATCTGACCAATCTCTGCGTCACCATTAGCCGAGATAGTCGCCACGTCCACCAACTTCTCTGATGTAATCTCAGTTGACATAGTCGTCAACTCTTCTGCCACCTTAAGTGCTGCAGTCTGCACATCACGAAGTATCTGTGTGGTATTGTCTTCTGGTGTAAGCACACCCATGGCCGCATGTATGATGGCTTGAGCCAACACCATCGATGTAGTAGTCCCATCACCTGCCGAGTTAGCCGTCTTCTCAGAGGCTTCCCTCATGATCATCACCGCTAGGTTCTCTGCCGGGTCCATTAAGTTAATTGACTTAGCAACAGTCACACCGTCCTTGGTAACGGTAATACCACCAACGTGGTTCTCCGACTCAATTAGAACTGTCCGACCTCTAGCACCTAGAGTAGACCCAACTGCATTGGCTATGGTGTTCACACCATTTATTAATTTCTGTCTGCCTTCACTTCCGAAGACGATATCCTTGACAATCATAAGTTAAATTTTATTTGTTACAAATTTATATACAATTATAACACAAAACAATAATCATGCCAGAAATATATTTGTGTACAAGTGTACAACTTTAGTGCCACTTACGTACTAAATATATTTTTATTTTAGAGAAAAAAAATTTTTTCTAATTTTCCTTTATATTTTGTTCATTTTATACATAATAGAATAATAAAATATATAAATAACTATATATCAATAAGTTATAAATGTAAACTTTGAAAAAAAGTGTACACAATTTCGTGTACAAATGTACAACTTTACAAATAGTACAATTGGTCTTGGAAAAGTACAATAGTATAATTAGAAAAATAGGGGTGAAGGGTAACACCACCATTCTGACTGCCGGGGCCCGGAAAGAAAACGGATCTTTTCGAGGCCGGGGGGGTCTGATTTTGAACTTTTTGCCGTAGATTTTTGGCTTTTTCCTGCGGGCACTGTGCTGTGCTGTGCTATGCTACCTCGCTCGCTCGGTTGACTCTGCCACTACCCCCGAAGCATTTAGATATTTATCTAACTATCTAACCCGCCAAGATGTGGCGATATTTTTAGGCTACCACAAACACAAAGTATTTAGATATTCATCTAACTATTTTTGCCTCGATATTTTTTAGGCTCGTCTAAAAATTTATTTAGGGCAATTGAAAAATAAATTTAGGCGATTGAGTCGGACGCGTTACCCCTCCCAAAAATTCTTCAATTCTCAAAACTTTTAAAATTATCTACCTATTTTTTCCCTTAAACTATTACCAAATAAAAAATTATTTTTGGGGTGATATTTTCTTTAAATGTGCCTCTATTGCTCTCAATCGCCATTTTTTTAAAAATCACCTTCACAGATCCTTTATTTTATCTACAAATATTCTACAGATATTCCACAAAAATATTTTGTTTTATTAATTATCTTTTTTAGTATTGCGAAACGATTTTAATCACCTTAACAAAATAAATAGATGGCAAAATTAACACCTACCCAAAAACGTAATTTATTATCTGAATTATTCTACTTGTACGATTGTCTAGGATATGAAAACAGAAGCCTAATAGGCTACCCTTTGAATCATTTCAATTATGAAGTAATTGAGAAATTAATCGTAGAGTTAATAGAGGAATGGAAAGTCTCTAATAATGATTATGAATATTACCACAGATACATGAATCAAATTTAATCCCTTATAAAATCCTTATATCATGAAAAATTTTAATTTCAAATCCGGAAACGTAGTAGTAAATTTTCAGTTTAGCACATCGAATGCCAAAACCGGTGCTCTTATTCAAAATTATATCATTCCTGCAGAATGGCTAGAATCAGAGGCCAAAATCTCTACCTTGTCAGATAAGGCCGTTTGCTTTGATTGTCCCCATTCAAAGGACATAAATAAGTCATGCTATGTCCGCAAAGGTCAAAGCGAAATGGGTCTATCTTCAAAGGTTAGAAGCCTCCGCAAATTAGGGCTTGACAATATACCGGAATTATCCCCGGAATTGGAGGCTGATTTGTTGCAAGCAATCGAGGACAAGGGCATACGTTTTGGCTCATATGGCGAGCCAATTTTACTAGGTGAGGCTTTGGTCTCAAAGATGGCAAAACGTGCCAAATTTTGGACGGGATACACCCACCAATGGCACAAAAATAATTGGGCAAAAGATTATTTTATGGCCTCGGTTGAATCTGAAACAATCTCAAACCTTGCCCAAAAATCCGGCTTCCGTACCTTCTTTGTGGGTGAGACTACAGATAAAAATTACGTGACTTGCCCGGCATCAAAGGAGGCCGGCCAATTGACCACCTGCGACAATTGTAAACTTTGCATGGGCACTCAATCGAAGGCCAAATCTGTGACAATTAAGCCTCATTAATTGTCCCGCCTAGAATGGTTTTACTAGGGCTCGATTCCCTAGCTAGGCACTAACTTTTATTCACCTTAAAAACAATTTATTATGCAAGATTTCAAAACATTAATCGTAAACGAATTAGCCAAAGGCCGTAACGTGATTTTCGTGCCTCGCTATGACTCTGAATTATCAGATGATTTCATCACCTACCTATGGGCAAATTTCTATGTCTCTACTCAAGAGAAAGGCATGTATTTTCACATTGACACACCGCTATCAATGGAGGAAAAAATTAAGGAGATGACACCGGAGCAATTAGATAACGGATTTTTAAGCGATGACGATTTACATGGCATCGGCTCTATGTGTGATTTCAAAGAGTACAAAGGTTGGATTTTGGATTGCGATACACACACCCGAGCGACTTGCTTACATGACCCAAAGAGCTCAATCTCTTTGTATTGCTCGCCATCATTTGAGGGAGATTGGGGGTATATAGGCTACAATTTTTCAAGCGATTACACCTTTTCAAATGATGATAATTGGCTGTCAATTTTTGAAATTGATGTGAGACATTTATACGGAGACAAGAAGGCTCAGTATGAGGTTTGGAAAGCTAAGGTAATGCAAGCAATTGATAACATTGAAGAACACGTTTACAATTACAAAGAGATGTGTGTAAAAGTAAGCGTAAGCGATGCTATTAGCTCGCTCCTTACTAATGATGAAAAATATAAAATGCATATCTACCAATCAGAAACAAGATACAAATTGGATGCATTAGGACTTCAATTAGTAGATGTAATAAAAGAAATCAAAAGAATAAAATAATCACCTTGACCTTCCGGTGCATAGGCTAACCGGGCTAAAAATTATGTCACTTATTCAATTAAAAAACGTAAAATTTTCAGAGTGGAACTCCGAAGAAACAAATTGTTTTCAAGCCATGGTTTATTTCAATGGCAAGCGTGTAGGTATGGCAAGTAACGAAGGGCGAGGCGGTTGTACATGGGTTAGACCTACGGATAATATCGAAGACTACAAGGCATTCGTAACATATTGCGAGGCATTGGTTAAATCCAATAGTGAGGAATACTATGAGACCTTCAGCGTAATAGATATTTTATTTGAGCAATGGCTAGAGTCTTACTATGCTAAGAAGGATGAGGCAAGAATGAAAAAGGAATTTAACAAGGGTATATGCTACACCAAAGATGAAAGCAAAGGTACTTTTGCTATCATGACATTCAAGAAAGGCACAATAAAGGTGACCATTCCGGAACTACTCAAAAGTGCAAATGGTAGGGGTCTGCTTCTAAGATCCTACGAAAAATTAATTTCAGATGGGGCAAAAGTTCTTAATGATAACCTAAAATTTGTGTAATGCAATTTAATACCGGCACGTACATGGATGGCACAAGGTGGTCAGTACTTGTAAAAGATGTAAGGTTACATCATGAATGGACACGAAAAGGTGTGACTTTATACCATGCCTTCGAGGATGGCCAAGCCCCCTATTGGGTCGAGGTGACTGAACTAGGTGATAATACAAGGGCTATTTTTGTTACGGGCTCAAAGCTTCAGCAAACCACCTTATCATTAGATAAATTTTTACGCAAGTTTAACTCTTTAAATCTTATTAAATAATGAAAACAATATCAATTAAATGGAGCACAATAGATGTGCTAGGGCTGGCTGAGGCCATGGATCTTGAGATAACTGAGTCGCAAGCGGAAGAAATACTTGACCGATTGGTTGAGCATCATGATGCTGATATAGGAATAAATTGGGGAGTAATTGAATATCACATAGAAGATTTACTAGCAGAAAATGGCAAGAAAAATAATTAATCAAGGCGAATATAGCCTGCATGTGGTGGCCTCGGAAGGTGGGGTCATCATAGTAAAAGTATTCAATCGGTCTGATTCAGATTTATTAGAGTGCTCAATTTTTACAGAACAAAGTGAGGCATTGACTGATTACATCAGCCAGTTCACCACTAAAACAAAATCAGTTCTTAACTTTTTAAATACCTTATAAGATGCAGGATTTAATCAAACAAAAACTAGTAGAATTTCATGCCACTTGCGATGTAGATAAATGGGGTCAAAAGGGTACATTAAGTATGTATGAGGTTTTTGGCCTAGACCACAAAGCTATAACAGATTATGTTAGTAAGAATAAAGGTGTGCTACGTTTGAGTACGTATGGTGGCAGATTCGGTACATGGGTAGGCATTAGCGAAATCGTAGATGCCGACATAAAATCAGAATGTAATAAAGCATTTGATGATAATCCAAATCGCAAACTTGCGATGACACGTTAGTGATCAATTTTTAATTTTTTAAATATTTTATAAGATGGAAAATTTAACAATTCAATTGACAACCATGGAGACAATCTCTAGATTACGAGCAGACTTGACCGACAAAATAATGTCTGTGGTGGAGCAAAACAATTTGCTTGGCGAGTATAAAATTGATACGCCATTTGAAGTAGCTGATGGCAATGTGACTTATGCCTTTGAGGTTGAGTGGTGTGACCACTTGCACCATGAGGATGGCAAGACAATTTACTTTTATATTCAAGATATTGAAGGCGAACAAGTAGATGGTGAATTTATGTGGGATATAAACATCCTTCCGCTGGATTACTTTTATAGGAATGTATTATTAAACAATTCATTTAAACTTTGGTATTAATGGGACTTACAAAACACGAAGACATTTGGTCTTGCTACGAATGTGGCGAATTACAAGGTCGACATGACCTATGGTTTGATGGCATCTGCGAAAGATGTAATGCATTTAATGGAAGGAGAATTAGAATTGAGATGATGTATTTGGATTGGCTCAATAACTTTTTAACCATTGATTCCTTTGCAGATTATTACGAAATCAGTAGATTAAAAGCCCTGCGAATTATATCCATAGGGTATCACCTTAACAAAATTAAACATGAAAGTACTGGAATTGTTTGCGGGGTCTAGGTCAATAGGCAAGATGGGTGAACGCATGGGCATGGAGGTATTCTCATCTGATATCAATAACTTTGAGGGCATTAACTACGTGGCTAATATCCTTGAGTTTGATGTGAGCAAAGTACCATTCAAGCCGGATGTGATATGGGCATCACCACCTTGCACATCATTTAGTGTGGCATCAATTGGTAGGCATTGGTACTTGGATGACAAGGGTGTGCCTCAACCAAAGACAGAGTCAGCTGAGTTAGGCAAGATGTTAGCATTAAAGACTATTGAGATAATAGAGTATTTTGATCCTACGTATTTCTTTATTGAGAACCCACGAGGGATGCTACGTAAGATGGACTTCATGAATAACAAAAAGTTCATACGTAATTCAGTTACCTATTGCCAATATGGTGATGACCGCATGAAGCCGACTGATATATGGACAAACAATATCTATTGGTCACCACGTCCAATGTGTAGCAATGGTGATGCTTGTCACACGTCTGCACCTAGGGGCTCTCGCACTGGTACACAAGGGTTATCCAATGCATACGAGCGAAGTAAATTACCTAATTTATTATGTTACGAAATTTTAAAATCATGCTTATGACATACAATGAATGGTGCGAGTACGCTCAGTTTGGGCAGGCTTGCGAGTACGACAATCAGATATTAAATTTTGTGGAGCAGTACAATAATGCGAAGCATCAGCAGTTTATAAA